TTTTCAGTAGATGTTAAGAGTCGTAAGAAAGCATCACGCTCTAATGCAAAGTTTGATGATGAGTATACGTGGGTAGAGTTTGAAAACGTCAGGGGAAATAGGGGATGGCTCTATGGTGACGCAGACTATATTGTGTTTGAGCAAGAGGATGAATATATTTTTATTAATAGAGCCAAGCTGCTAAAGTTTTGTTTAGATGCTGTATCTGATAAGTATGTCAACAGTTCAACACAAGCTATCTACAAGAAGTATCAACGATTTGGCAGGGAGGATGTGATTAGCAGGATTAAATTAAGTCATGCATTAGATAGTGAGTATTTTGATAAGCCTCCAATGATATGGAAAAAATCAAATGACAACAGTGATAGTTGATATTGAAACAGATAGTTTAACTGCAACAAAGATACATTGTATTGTAGCGAGGTGTTATAAAACAAATAAAGTTAAGACATGGGTGGGACAGGAGTGTAAAGACTTTGCGGTGTGGTCTAATCAAATTGATACCTTTATTATGCACAATGGTATTAGCTTTGATGCTCCTGTCTTAAACCGTTTAACAGGTTCTAATATAAAATTAAATCAGGTGCGTGATACACTAATTGAATCTCAATTATATAACCCTATTAGAGATGATGGTCATTCGCTTGAAGCATGGGGTAAAAGACTTGGCTATGAGAAAGGTGACTTCAATGACTTCTCAGAATATACACCAGAGATGTTGGAGTATTGTAAACGTGATACAGAAGTAACAAGATTATTGGCTCAGAA